AAATCATATAGAGATGATTCATTAGTCCCTCATAAATATGTATTAAAAACAAAAAACCGCAACATCGTTGCGGTTCTTTCTTAATTTCCTTGACCTATATATAGTTTTTTGTAATTTTTTGAATTTTTTAACTTAGATGTTTTACTTTTTGCGTGAACACCTGGTCTTTTTCTTTTTGGTTTCGCTATATAACTGTTAACGGAACTGGTTTTTGCCTTTGCTGCCATTAGAATAAATTTATTATTTTATACTTGAAAAAACATTATTGGAGCGCTTGTTGCGCTTAATGAAGCACTTGTTATTGAAAAATCTATATTAGTACCTGGTGGTATAAATAATCCAGATGTTGAAGGAAATGAAAATAAAGTTCCATTACCATCTCTAAGTGCAGAAATGTGACCAACTGCAAAAGCTGATCCTCCTGTTGATACTACTGATCCTGAGGCCATTACTTGAAATCTATTATAAGATCCAGTTATTGATTGTCCTTGATATACGATTGTTGCTGTTGGAAATGGCATATTATTGTAAATTAGTTAGTTTATATTTAGTAGAGTAGATAAGTTCTTCAACTGCGTCTATTTGATTTTGCAAATAACTATCAGCTAAATTAGGTGCTTGTCTTAATGTTTTAACAATCATACATAATTTATCAAAATAATCTATAATATTTCTAGTATCACAGTTATTATCTAAATTAATCACTGGTTTGAATTGGATTAAACCGTATTTACCTTGGTAAGTTTCTACTAATCCATCTACTACATCATCTATACTTTCATAATATTTTTGAAGTGCTTTATGAGCAGCGTATGCTCCTGGTCCACTTACTCCTAAATGAAATATATGAGTTTGTGTTTGTGAGTGTAATAAAATTGATGCTAATTCTTCCATTTTTATTAATTGCTTTTAATCATTTTATCTATTTCTGATTTGTACATTTTACCCAGGAGTTCTAGAGATTTTCGGTTATTAACATCGTTACTTTTAACCATATCATCAATTTGTCTAACTAATGATGACATTTTAATATCACCTTCAGCCATTTTATTTATTTTATCTGTGTTATTTTTATAATATGATATAGCAAAAGCTCCATCAGCTACATTTTCAGCTTCTTGATCTAATACTTTTTCAGTTTTAACAGTATCAATTATATCTTTCTTTTGAGAGAAATCTAATTGAGTAGAACCAAGTATAGTAGCTATAATACCAGCAGTTATAGCGCCTTTTTTAAGATAAGTTAAAAATTTGTTTTTATCAAAAATTCCTTCTTGTATTATTTCTAAAATTTCATCTGCAATTCTGGTTTCTTCAGGTGTGAGTTTAAAAGGATTACTTGATAATTCATTTAATTTTGATTCAGTGATAATTCCAGCTAGTTTCTGTAATCTTTGTGCCTCTATAATGTAATTTGTTCCCATATTATTGTCCTGGTAATTCACATGAGCAAAATCCTGCTCTGTTGCATAGTATTTCTGTTATTAATTCGTTTATTTTTTGGTATTTATCAGTTTTAATAGCATTTGGGTTAAGTGATTCACTTACAATTTCCATAAACGCTCCTTGTGTTGATGGTGTTGAAACAAAATCCCAACATACTAATTCTAAGTCGTCTTGTACCTCAACAGTCTCACCAATTTGTTTTACAGAACCCATAGCACGAGATGAAATACCAACAGTAATACCAGCTATCAATAATGCTTTTAATATGTTTCCTGATGGTGTAGGTAATATTTCAATTTTACCCATTACATCATCACCATCCCACCATAAATCTAAAATATTATGACATACATTTTTTAAATTAATAATAGGTGATTCAGGATGATCTAACTCTCCTAATGCTCTATTGTCTTTAATATATGTAGCTTTATACTTATCAATTTCTCTTTCTAATGTATCTTTAGGATAAACACGACCGTTACCGTTTTTAGCATTAGCACGTTGTACTACCCCTTCAACAATCAAACGCCCGTTATTTTTTACCGCAGATTCTTGCAGTAACTGCGGGGTCAGTGTGAAGGTGGATACTCGTTCTATTAATAATTCTTTACTCATTATATCGCAGATTTTTTCGATAGAGTTTCGTTCATTATTTTACTAATTAAGCTTTCTAATTTAGGAGCTGCTTTTTCTGTAACAGATCCCATTTTGCTATAATTTTGTGCAGAAGTAGTAGCTGTTGTTTTTACTTGTTGAGTTTGGTTAGCAAGTGTTGGGTTTATTTTAGTTAATAAGAAATCAAATATTGGTTGTAGTTCTTCCTTATTATTGATCTGTTTAAGCTTGTTTAAAATCATAGTATTTTTTCCGATCAAATCCATTACTATTTTAGCATCGGGTGCTGTTCCAGCTTCATTGATTTGATTTTCTTTTACTATTTTAGATAATACTTGTCTAACTTTATCAGGAAATTCTGTTTTAAGTTTATTTATAGCATCTTTACCTTTTGATTTAAAATATGCTTTAATTTCAGTAGAATCATCAGTTTCAATAAAATCAGCAAATATATCATCAAATGATCTTTGAGCTTCGTTTAAACCACCTAATTTTTTTAGTAATAGTTTAAATAATTCTTCTTGAGAAATACCCATTTTATCAGCCATTGCTTGAATAGATGAACCATTTGTAGTAATTTCAACTTCAGCATTCTCAATTTCTTCAGGTGATATATTTTCTTTAACAACTTTTACTTTTTTCATTTCGTTTTTAGTATCGTTGTCTTTAATTGGTTCTAAACCATCAGAATTATTTTTAACTTTTTTATAAGTTTTTTCTTTAGGAATATCAGTTATTGTTGTAGCAGGATAAATACCATCTTGCTCATCTACTTCAGGTGATTGTTCAACTTTTTTATATTTAACTTTATCATCTGGTGTTAGTGAATCGTATGTTGGTTCTTTATCTGGTGTTCCTTTAACAGCATCACCTTCACTAAGCATTCCTTTAGTTTTTAAAATTTTAACTGAATCATCAAATGAATTATGATTGGTTACAAAATTAGGAAACATCATTCTTGCGTTACGCAAAAATTGAGCTTGGCTCATTTTACCTTCTAATAGGTCCTGGTATTGTCCGCTTATATTTTTCATTATTCCTCTTCTTCTTGGTTTTCTTTTATTCCTGTTAATTTTTCTAACATAGTAGTTAAAGTATCCTTCATTTCGTCTGTTGGGAATACAACAGCAAATGATTTTGGATTATCTTTGTAGAATTTTTCTGTTTCTTTTTTAGCTTTAGGTAGAGCTTGTTTTAATTTAGTTACAAGTTCAATAAGTTCTCCAAAAGATTCAATACGAGATTTTTGTAGTTCTTCTCTTTCTTTAGCTTTTTTAGGATCTTCCTCTTTTTCTTCAGCTAATGATGATAAAATATCTTCTAATTGTAAAGATTCATTTTCAGTTCTTAACAATCTATCATATGTTTCTTTCATTTCACGATATCCCTTCATTAAATCAGCGATATCAGTTTTATGAGCACCTTCGGTACCATTACCTTTTTTGGCTTCAGCTACACGATATTTTATTTCTTCACCTAAAGTATCTAATTTTCCTTTAAGTTGGTCTTTAGTTAACTTTTTTTTCTCGTTATCCATTAGATAGTTTTTTTATGTTTTTAGATAATTGATTTAACCTTCTTGATAACTCATTTAATTGTTCTAATTTAGAATCCCAAAAATTATTACGTTTAATAACATTTTCAGTTTTTAATCTATTAGAATATTCAATGACTTGTTCTATTTCTTTAACACGTTTATTAACTTCACTTAAAGCACGTGTAATTTTACGTTCAGGGGAAACTTTATTGACACTTTCATTAAAACGTCTGTATGATATTTCGTTAAGTTGTTCTTCTTTATAAAGTTTATATTTTTTAGGTTTTGGATCAGATGGGAATTGTTTATAATCATATACTTTAGAATCAGAAGGCATTCCTTCTGGTGCTTTTTTAAATCCATCTTTAGTATATGAACTAATGTTAGCTTTTCCTGCTGCTAACGTTGGTGTTTTTTCATTTAATTTTCCTGGTTTTTTAAGGAAAAATTTACTGTTGTAAGCTTCCCCAGCACCAGTTGTACTAACGCCATCTTCAGACATTAATTTATCTACTGTTTCTTCTATGAATTTTTTTAAATCCTCTGGTCTCATGTTGATTTAATTTCATGTATTAATTCATGAAACTGTAATATATTCAATATATCATCATCTTTAGCCGATTCTGTTTTATCTAATGGGCGTATGATTGATATTAATTCAGTTAACTTAATCTGAGTTCTTTGATCTTGAACAAAAGATTGTAATGATGTTAATAAATCTTTAATATTATTTAATTCTTGATTAACAAACTCACGTAATGATACTGTATTAGTAATATTATTAATATATGTTTTTAATACGTTACGTTGTTCAGGTAGTAAATTAGAATATTTCTCGTTAAATTTCTCAATCATTATTTTAGAAATTAAAGCACGAGTTGCTTTATCTTGAGAAGCATATTCTTTTATTACTTGATCTTCTATTCTATCTTTATCTACATCTTGTTTAGTTAAAAACTCAAGTAAAGTAACTTTATTTACAATAATAAATGAAGGATCTATAAATTCTAAACTAGTTTGTGCTTCTAATAAATTAGAAACAGCAGCATATGCTTTATAATTGTGAATTTTAGCTTTAAAGAATTCCTCTAAATCATAATGTTGTTTAATTTCTTTAATTAAATTATATTTTTCTTTACGAAGAGCAGTACGGTTTAGACGTTCAGCTAATTTAACAGTAGAAGAGATAATACTCTCAGCTTTTACTTCATTTAATGATGTAGCTTTAGTTAATGCTTGATATATCTTATATTCTTTGACTAATTCTCCTTTAGAAAAATATTTTTTAACAATATTTACAGCAGCAGAGTCTTTATTGGACATAATATCCGATGTTATCTGTCTGGTTAAGAGTTCAAATAATATACCCGTATTTTTATATTTATTATGTTTTGGCTTCACGATGTTAATTTACTGGTTATAAATATATACCATTTTATATATCTTTAAGATTTGATTCATCTAATAATGAAGATTTATTGTTCTTCTTATCAAAAACATTAGATTTAGTAATCATTTCTTCAAGCATTTTCTTATTCTGTAAATAAATTGACTTAGTTGCTTCTAAAGCTAATGGTGATCCTCCTTTAGGTTCAGGTGCTCTACCTTTATCAGGTTGTAAATCTGTCGATTTTCCTAATGGGTCTTTACCTAACACACGTTTTTGTGTATTATAAACAGATGTTTTTTCTAAAGGTCTTCCTACTGGTTCTTTTTCATCATATGGTTCTGGTATTTCTATACCATCTCTGCCTTTACCATATAATGATGCTAAATCGTGAGGTGTTCCGTATGATTGACCACTAGTTACAGGATCATTTCCTTCGTTTTCTATTTGTGATAATCTAAATATTCGTTTTTTATCTTCTACTATTAGATCTCTCATATCATCATATTTGTCTTCACTCATATGGAATAAGTAATCATATATAAAGTCAGTAGGGAATAAACTTGTTTCTTGAATTTGTCTAGCTAAATCTACTTTTTCTTTCATTAATGCTACTCTTTCTTGATCGTAAACAATAGATGGAGTAGTTAATTCTAATTCAAAGTTTGTTAAATTTTCATCAGTATATCCTTGAGAATATAAATGAACTAGAGCAATTTTAGTTAATTCAGATACAACAATACGTTGAATACGCTCAATTGTACGAGCGAAACGAATATCTTGTTGTGCTAATGTAGATTTACCTTCAACGTCAGCTTCATACCCAATAAATGCTTTCGGCACTTTCATTGCAGCTAACATTTTATCTCTTAAATAAACAACATCATCAATAGCGTTGTATTCAAGTCCTGGTAATGTGTCTATCTTGGTTGATGTGTTTCCACCTTTGGTAGGTATGTAGAAATCTTCATTTACAGTCATCATGTTATAACGAAGATTGTATTCACCTGTTTTAGGATCAACATAAGGAGTACGTTGAGTTTGTCCTTTTAACTTTTCCATAAACGCAGGAATTTCATTTGGTGGAATGTTTCCAGTATCCACGTAATAAACTCTACGTTGTGGTGCTCTTAAAATACGGTGAATCAACATTGCGTCTTCCATTAACGCTAATTGTTTAAATATTTTACGAGCTGGTTCGATATATGATCTTCCGTATGGTAGGAAGTTATAGTCTCCTAATAATCTAAAATTAGCTATCTCATAGTTTTGGAACGTCATATCTTCTTTATCTGTTCCACCTAATACACCTGTATATGAAGCATTTGGTTCAACCCTAAATTGAACATAAGATGGGTTTTTAGGATCTAATCCTTCTTCTCTAAGTACATTATAAACGTTAAGAGGGATTACTTGATATACACCATATTTTTCAGCAATATGTAAATGTAGATAAAAGTCACCATACTTACACATTGAACGAACCCAACCCCAAAGGTTAAATTCGATATTTAAAACATCATAAAATAAATTATATAATATTCTTTGAATGTTTTCATCTGGTGATTTGATAGCTAGTACTTCTCCGGCTCCATTTTTAAGTGTAGATTCATCAGCTACAATATCTAATACAGAAGCAATAATTGGATCACCATCCATCACCTCATAATCATTATATAATTGAGGTCTTAATACTGTAAAATTAGAGTAAGGTGCATTACCAACATAAGTACCTAAACCACCCGTATAGATACGTTGGTATCTTTCTGGGTACATGTTTGTTTGTACTACACCAGATGTCTGGATGTGGTCGCTATCAATTACTTTAATTTGACTACCTCCAACGTTCCTGATAATTACGTCGTTTGAAAATAATCTTTTTAATCTACCAAATAAAGATGTGTCTATCATATGTATAAATATTTATCCTAACAGCCAAGTAATATCTTCGTGACCTCCTTGTTCTGTTTGAATTTTCCATGGGTTATTATTATTATATCCTCTAGCGCTATAAGGATTCATTAATCCTCTGTCTACTGATATTGCTCCTAGAGCAGCCCTGTCAAACTCTACGTTTGATTTTCTAAATCTTAAAGCTGTGTCTCTTAAATATAGACCCATACTGAAAGACATTACTAAATCATCATTATATCCTTCTTGTGCTTGTGCTTTACTATTTTTCCAAATAAATACTTTCATTTCTTCTAGTAATCGTTTTGAACGAATAATACATGCTTTTTCTTTAGTATACTCTCTAAATTTTTCAATCATTAGAGGGCGTGTTTTTATAGAGGTAGTGAAACCAGCTACTAAACTATCTATATTTTCATTACGTCTAGCCCATTGATCTGATGTATATGCTTCTGTTTTTGGTGAATAATATAAATTTTTATATCCTCTATCAATAGCTGTTTGTACTGTATCCCAACCTACGTTTGCGTTTTCAATTGCTAATAAAGCATCATTATATTCTGCTGCTAAACCAACTAATAAATGTCCATAATCACGAGTACCTATTTGTCCTTTATATTCAGCTACTTGCGTTGATGTTTCTAAATCAAATACATGACATGCTGAGTGGTCTTTTCCATCTCCTCTAGCAACGTCGGCAGTTACTAAATATGATTTATGATAATCTGGTTGTTCCCATATCCAAAGATTTCCATCTACTCCTCGTTTTTCTAGAGGTTCCATTAAATTAGCTTCAAACCAATCAATTACATCAGATTCAAATACTGTATCCCCAGATGTGCTAAAATCACAATCACATTCCTGAGCTGCCATTCTAATACCTAAATCAGCATCTTGTAAATCTCTCCAGCTTTGATCTCGTTCTGGGTGTACATTCCATTTTAATCTAATTGGAACGAATGAATTAGCTCCTGTTTCTGATTTTTGCCATGTTTGGTGGAACCAATTTCCAGTACCATTAGGTGTAGATAATGCAATACAACCTCCACCCGTTGCTAACGTTTGTTGAGCAGAAGCAAATATCTCGTGTATGTTATCAATGAACGCGGCCTCATCAATTATAAGTAAAGAAACGGCTTCTGAACGACCTGCATCCCCGGCTGCCGATACTGCTTTAACTTGAGAACCATTTGATAC